TTATTTTGTACTAAATCTTGACACAGAACCAATCATGACCGGCGGAACACTCATCCCACACACATACTGGACAGATTCTTTTCCAAAATCATAATCCTGCGGGAATGTCTGGGTGGAAATGTAATCTGCATCGGAATACTTCTCCCCATCCACATATCTCACATTCATACCGCCAGATGTATTGGTTGGTGCAATCACATGGTCTTCCACAATCCTGTCATTGAACATAGACCTTTTTCCACGTACACGCTCGGATATATCAGAAAAACATTTATCTCCCGGTTTTCTCTTCTTAATCAGACTTGCCATCATACATTCCTTAAGTGGAATGCCATGAGCACTTCTAACCTCGCCGAAATGGATTGGCTTTTCCTTAAAATCCAGTACCAGCTTTGGAAGATTCAGATCATTTCTCCTTGCAATGAAGAACACCCTTTTTCTTCTCTGTGGCACTCCCATTGTCTGGGCATCCAAAAGAAAAATCTGCACGGAATATCCGGCAGACTTAAATGCTTTGATGATTTCATTAACATATCCCTTTGCGTTACCAGCCACCAGACCTTTTACATTCTCCGCAATGATAATCTTTGGTTTCAATATTTCTGCTGTATGGATGAAATGTAAAAACAGATCATCCAACCTCTGTTTCTTCTGTCCTTCACGGAATGTCTTTTCCGTACCCCAGCCTTTTTCCCTCGCTCCCGCATCAGAGAACACACTGCAAGGTGGCGAACCATCCAGAATATCCAGATTCTTTAATTCATCCGGGTAAGTTCCCAGACGGTTGAAATCTCGGATATCCATGAGATAGGTATGTTTCGGATGATGATTCTGCTTATAAATCGCTTCCATGTCCTCATCAATCTCACAGTTCCCCACTACCGTGTAACCGGCAAGTTTATATCCCATTGTAGAACCACCGCCACAGGAGAAGCAGCTAAATACCTTTTTGCCATTTTGCTCCACACTTTTTAGGTCAGATAATCTCCATTTCCACGGAAAGCGGTGTTTAGTTGTATTTGAATCCACATCTCGGACATTCGTGTTCAAATTCTTCATCCCCAAACTCCTCTTCATCGTATTCTTTATTTTCCACCTGTTTCTCTTCATGAGGACGCTCCTCATGGACTGCAAATAAATCCGTGATTTCATAATCCTCAAACCCGGTCAAGGAAACATCAAAATCCTCTCCCTGTAAATCTGCAATCTCAATCTTTAACAGTTCTTCATCCCATCCGGCATTCTGGCTGATTTTGTTATCTGCCAGGATGTACGCACGCTTCTGTGCTTCCGTCAGATACTCTTCCTGAATGCATGGAATCTTTTCAAGCCCAAGTTTCTGAGCAGCGTAATATCTTCCGTGTCCACACAGGATAGTGTTATCCTTTGAAATGATGACCGGCGATAAGAAACCGAACTCCTTTATGCTTGCCGCAATCTGGGCAATCTGTACTTCGGAATGCGTTCTGGCATTTCTTGCATAAGGAATCAGCTTATCGACTTCCATCAAAAAATATTTTGTTTCTCCCATTTCTTTCAAACCTCCTACGATCCGTTCCTTGTCCTAAGCAGTCTTTCCATCACGTCATCCTGTGGTGTTGCTCCCTGCCATTCCACGGAACAGTTTTCTTTTACAATCTGGTAAATCTGATACCAGACCTGATTGACCTGCTTCATGTACTGCTGCGACATGGCAACATATGGAGAAGCAATGGCATTTCCGGTTGTTGGATGTTTTGCAAGAAATCCGTATTCTGAAATACATTCCTCACACTGAATCCATCTGGATACCGACATGGCATACTGTTCCACCAACTGGGTGCTGACCAGTCTGTCACATCCCCTTGCTTTCAGCCATTTCCATGTTTCCTCAAACACTTCCGCTGCACACAGGTCTTTTCCACTTTTTTGTTTTGTTTTCAGATAATCCTTTACCGGAGGCACATCAACACCTTCCATTGTCGGAGTCTCCGGCAGTTCAATGATTGTGGCACTGATGCCCTCATTGATTTTGTCTGTCAGTGCTTTGGGCTTTCTGCCCGCACCGGCTCTGGCACCGCCTCTTCGCGTACCGTCTTTGGCCATGTCCCTCACCTTCTCTCGTTTGATTTCTTTGATTTCCTTTGAAATCGTTTGATATACCCTGTTTGAAATCCCATTTTTGTGCGTGATACCCCCGCGTCGTTCCCCTATAGGCTAACCTGTAGAGATTTTGATACCCCTACCCCTGTGCAACTTCTTACACCTGTAACTTCTTACACATCAGTAAGTGTATTCACGATTGGAATTGAAACGGTCTCCACGCTCTGCATGAATCCTTGAGTGACACGACTTGCACAATGCAATCAGATTATCTCTTTCATGTGTACCACCTTCACTCAACGGTTTCTTATGATGGACTTCCTCAGTCTCCACCAAAATTCCATTGGCATAACATATTTCACAGAATGGATGCTGCGATACATATTTATCACGAATCCTTTTCCATGCTCTGCCATATCTTCTTTTGTTATCCTTATTGCGCCCATACTTTTCATAGTTCTGGTTGGCAAGTTTCTCATGTTCCTCACAGAATTTTCCATCCGTCAGATTCGGACAGCCGGGATGGGAACAGGGACGCTTTGGTTTCTTTGGCATATGTTCCACCTCTTTTTCTCCATGAAAAAAGCCACTGCAAATTTCTCTGCAATGGCTCTCTGTCATTTTGTTTCTTTCGTCAGTATAACAATATCATAAAGATGAACTCTCATTCTATCACATTAACTCTCATCTTCCAGAAATTTTGCAATTTCTTTGACTGCTATATCATGGATGCGGAATGTGTGTTGGATACTGTAATCCAAATCTACTGCAATCTGCTCCCACGGACGGAAACACAAATATCTCTGTTCCAGTATAAGCTGTTGGTCCCTGTTCCCCAGACGCTTGATAAGTCTGGTAATGTCTGTTTTTATTTCCACCAGTCTGTGAATGTCGGAATAAATCTCATCTTCCAGTTCCACCATCTTCACAATGGCATCTTCCATCTTGTGAATGTTCCTGTTTGGACTTCCCGGCATATCGGACATCAGGGTTGTTGCTTTCGTTGCCAGTTCATGCAGTGAAGCAACCTGTTCCAGTTTACTGTTGATACTCCTGTCAATATTTAATGCCTGACTCAAATATTCTTTTGCTGTCATCACGTACCTCCGATTGAAAATTTATTTCCCTCGGATTGACTCTGATTGTCATATTTCTTTTCTCAGTTTGGCTATTAAATACTCTCCATCCACGGAAGTCAGCACCTGATACCAACCGGAACGGAAAAATCGTTCACATTCTTTAATATCATGTTCTGCTGATGCACTTCCCGGATTTCGCTTCTTTTTTCTAAGGCTTGTCATATAATCTCTTGATGCCTGTATGATGATTGCATTGGCAAGTCTTTCATATGGATTTTCTGCCAGATTCTTAGTTGCCATGTCCACTCACCTCAGCTTTCACCGCATCAATCAGTGCTGACTGGGTATTGTCTTTCTGCTCCAGTGCTTTCAGGATTCTTTCATCAATGGTATCCGCTGTCACAATATGCTGAATGACAACCGTGTTCTCTGTCTGTCCCTGTCTCCAAAGTCTGGCTACTGTCTGCTGATACAGTTCCAAACTCCATGTAAGCCCGAACCATACCATGGTAGATCCGCCACTCTGGAGATTTAACCCATGACCTGCAGAAGCCGGATGGATAAGACCAACCTGTAACTCTTTCTCATTCCATTTACGGATACTTTCATCAGAATCCAGTTTCTGATAGATAACCTTTAACTTTCTAAGCCTTTCCGTAATTCTGGTCAAATCATGCTTGAACCAGTATGCTACCAGAACCGGTTTCCCATTTGCCGCTTCTATGATGTCCTCCAATGCATCCAGTTTCTTATCATGAATCTGCATCACAGCCAGATCATCAGAATACACCGCACCATTTGCCATCTGGGATAACTTACCGGAAAGGGAAGCTGCATTTGCCGCTGTAATCTCTCCGTCTTCAATCTCCAGAACCAAATCTTTCTTAAATTCCTCATACTTCTGTTTTTCCACATCATCCATCTGCACCTCATATCTGGAAGATACCAGTTCCGGCATTTTCAGATAATCCGTTGCCTTCATGGAAATGGTGATGTCAGAAATACGATTGTATATCATGCTCTCTGCTCCTGGGATTGGTTTGTAGCTGTACACGATTGGACCATTCATTTTATCCGGTCTGAAAAAATTTGCCCTGTAAGCCCCAATGAATCTTCCAAGTCTTTCTCCCATGTCAAGCAATTTGAACTCTGCAAATAAATCCATCAATCCATTGCTGGATGGTGTACCTGTAAGACCAACGATTCTTTTTACTTTCGGTCTGACCTTCATGAATGCTCGAAATCTTTTTGCCTCATGGTTCTTAAAAGATGACAGTTCATCCACAACCACCATGTCATAATCAAATTTCTTTCCACTCTTTTCCACCAGCCACTGTACATTCTCACGGTTGATGATATAAATATCTGCCCTTTTCTCCAGTGCGGTCATTCTCTCTTTTTCGGTACCAACCACTATGGAATACTGCAAATCCTGTAGATGCTCCCATTTCTTAATTTCCGATGACCAGGTATTTCTTGCCACCCTTAACGGTGCCACCACTAAAATCCTGTGGACATCAAAACTGTCAAACAGTAAATCATTCAGGGCAGTCAGTGTGATACTTGTCTTACCAAGTCCCATATCAAGGAAGACTGCTGCAATGGGATTCTTCTTGATGTAATCAATCACAAATCTCTGGTATTCATGCGGACTGTATCTCATCAATCATCCCTCCAATCTGCTCCTCTCCATCCAATACAAATACTAAAAAGCCAAGTTTTCTCAAAAGTCTGTGTCTTGCTATTTGTAACGGTCTGGGCTTTTCTCCCGGTCTTTTCACTTCCACAAACCCAAACTTCCCATGTGGAAGTAGCACCACCCTGTCTGGCATTCCATCAAATCCGGGAGAAACAAACTTCGGACATATTCCACCACGGCTTTTTACAGCCGATACCAATTTTCTTTCAATCTCACGTTCTCTCATGCCATTCCTCCATCAAATTTTATTAGGGGTGGTGGTCTGGGACAGTCATTTCTTAAAACCCTCTTATAGCATTTTTTACTAAAAAACTCTCTATAAGAAACTTCTTACTAAGACCTTAACTGACCACCACCCTTTCAGGATTTAGTCCAGAAAATCCTCTTCCTCTTTCAGTCTTACGCCCTTAATGAACACGCCTTTTTTCGTTTTCTTTCTGGTAAGTCCGATTGAATCAATGGCAGAATAAAAATCTGTGGTACTTCTGGCATACTCTCCGCATCTTGTACAGTAAGCACGGTATGCAGAATAGAAATCCCCAGACTTCTGGGTATACGAACTGTCCAGTTCACAGCACTCATCCAAAAACGCACCAAGCCAGTCATTGTTCTCGCGGTATGCCTTGATAGCAGCATCCACACAGGCCGGTACATCAAATTTGTATTTCTGCTGAATCGCTTTCTGGGCTCCTTCAATAATCCATGCCATGATAGCCGGACCTGCATTCTTTACCAGATAATCCGTGTAATTCTTCACATCACTCTTGCCCTCGATTCTGGCATTGAACGGAATGACCACAAGTCTTCGCCAGGTACCGTCATCATTGGCACCTACCCTCGGAAGATGATTGGTGTAAAGAACCAATGTGTGTGATGGAATAAAACGGAACGGATCTTTGTATTTCTTCTCCGCACTGATTTCATCCGTAGAACAAAGCTGTTTGATGACGGATGTGTTCAGACGCATTCCCTCTTCCAGTTCTGCAGCAATGATGAGACGTTTGCCCTTAAGTTCCGCCATTTCCGGTTTCACATTTCTCTTACATCCCACAGTTAATGCGTCCGCAGACATGGAACCACTGTATGTTCCCAATACTCTGGAGATAGAGTTCCAGAAAGTTGACTTACCGTTTCGGCCATCCCCGTATGCAATAATCATGGATTCCACATACACTTTTCCAATGGCTGACAGACCAACAATCTTCTGTACATAATCAATCAGTTCTTTGTCCCCACAGAAAAACAAATCCAACGCTTCTTCCCAAATCTGTTTTCCCTCATCTCCCGGAGAAACCAAGGTATGTTTTGTGATGAGGTCGGCGGCGTCATGTGCTTTCATGCCACTAAGACCGTCCGGCAGATAATAAGTTGCATTTGGTGTATTCAGAAGAAATTCGTTTCTATCCAAATCCGAAGGTTGGACTTCCAACATCGGCTTTGCAGCCTGTAATGCAGACACCACATATTTCATGTCACGGCGTTTCATCACGAACTTCACATAGGCGACTGCTGCCTGATAAATTGCAAATGCGGCTCTCTCCTCATCCGTGGAAAGCAGTTCTTCAAATTTCTTACCGCCTTTTCTGACTGCATCCTCATCAAATCCCAGAGCAACCATGCCCTTCATTGCACATTCCTCTGCATCCATTGCGTCCTGAAGCTGTAAATCCAAAAACTCTTCCATGGCACCCACTGCCTGTTGTTTGGATTCCACCCAGTATTCGCCGTTGAAACGAAGGTAATCTGTTGCCGTGGAAAAACGCAGTTCATTCCCATACTCACGGGTAAGCACTTTCGCCTGTCCGATATCGGAATAATCCGATGGTTTCAGTGAATCCGGTGCAAAATCATCCTCATACTCTTCCGGCGAAACATAATCTTCCTGTTCCTGTACCTTCTTTGCAAACTTTGTGGCACTGTTCCAGATGACGCCCAGTTCCTCTTCATCCAGTGGCGGATCGCACTTCATTGCTTCTTCCCTGAAAATCTGATAAGCCTTGTCGGTTGCACCGTAACGAACCACAACCCTTCCCGCAAATCTGGAAAGTGTGCTGTTACGCATTCCCGCCGGAATCACACCGCTGTCATAGGAGCCATGCTCACTCTCTTCCACGGTCACGATGTCATCAATCAATGTGCCGCCATCATGCCAGATACACTCTCCGGCATCCGCACCATAAATGAAGCGTCCTGCATCCAGAGCATTTCCGTCAAAGAACGGAAAGCGTTTCCAGATAGCACGCTTTAAGGCAGCATATTTTGATGAATCAGTAATGGCATGAATGAAGAAATACACATGGAATCTCGGTCTTGCTGGCTTCCCGTCTTTCTCCTTCATGTTGTTTCGGCTCGGAGCAATCGCAAATGCTACCGTCGGCAATAAGGCTTTCAGCTTGTCAGGAGTCATCCAGTCCCCCGGAAGTTCGGAATGGTCATTGTCACAGTCCATCACTACCACCACAGACTGCATGAAGTTGGCATTGCTTCTGTAATCATTGCGGTACTCTGCACATACATGATCCTTCATCACAGCCTTCTGCAACTCTGCGGCATTCTTTGCCACTACTCGGTTTGGGTAATAGCAATTCTTTTTGTTTCCTGTCTGATTTGCTGTAAAAATCAATAATTCCATTCGACTTTCCTCCTGTAAAAATAAAAACTCAGAAGGGTACAATTCCCCCTCTGAGTCACAGGCAAAAAAAATCTGCCAGATTTTAACCTGGCAGAAAAATTATTTTATTATAGTTTAATCATTTATATGCGACAGCTTTTCCACATCAATAAAGAATGTTCCGAGTACCATAAAATATGCGGCATATGTCTTTGTCCGAATGTTTTGTATATCCCTCCATTCGTACAAATTATCCTTATGCATATATCCATTTCTTGTTTTCTCAACATATTGTTCCAGATACTCAATAACTCTATCAGTCATTTTTGTTCTTCTCAATACTGATTTTTTATTTCCTTTTATGGCTTTCAAAATATTTTTTGCCATTGTAAGAACAAGTTTTTGATTTGCATAGTTCAGTGGCAGCCTATCTTGTCCGGTTATTTCTTTTCCATCTTTATTGGTAAAGAACATAAACTCATTATCTTCATCTTCACTTAATACAAGTAAAATAGAACATAATAACTGCTCTAAGGATTTTAAATATCCCGCCACAATAGCTGTTTGTTCAATTCCCTCATCTGTCTTTACCTGTAGATCATAATACCATTCAGAACTAACGAGACTTCTCGAAAAATCAGCATTACTAGTTAAAACACTATAATTCTTCTCGAACCATCTTTTCATATCTGAAATTTCTTCCTCTTCAAAAATCGACTGAAGCTCAGTTTCATAGAAGTAACCCAATAATTCTTTTCGTATTTTTTCCTTATGTTTTTCTACAGCCTTTTTTGTCGGAATTGCCGATACGGTAATTCCTAACTTCTGCTCTGCATCATAATTATATCGACCAACACATTCCTTAAAATCCTCATAATCATCTCTACCAAGCATTTCAAAAAATTGTTTCATCGTTATCTGCTCTATGCGATTCTTGTGCTGGTAATTTCGATATTTATGACTATTAGGTTTATAAAATTGTGGTTGCCCATCCATTGAGTCTTGCAAAACAACCACCGTCAATTTATCTATGATACGCATCATTTCATCAGAAACATTCGGCATAAAATTAGGCGTAAAAGAAATCAAAATTCCTATTGATTTATCATCTACTTCTAAGATAAAGTCTACATCTTCATTTTCTGTAATTTCTTTTATCTGCATTTCCATTTGTTTGCACATATCAATACAAAGTTGACGACAACCATTAAGCACCTGATAATTGCTAAAATGTGCAACTGTTTTCATTAAAGGAAACTGTTTGTTAGATACACAAAATAATGGCTCCATATCGGAAACTTCATAGGCCATTGAAAAATCATCTACTGTTTTATCCAATAATTTGGTCATATCTGCTATCGCAGATTCATATAACGTCTTCATACAATACCTCCTACATATGAAAAAAGGCATACAGTATAAACTGCATGCCCTGGCAGTTCGCAGAAATTATTCTGCCTTGTTAGATTCTAACAAAGCTACCACTTTACGTGTGGCTGAAACTACTATTGAAACGATAGCAGTCGCTTTTTCAATCTGAACAAGAACGACTTCGACTTTACGTGCCATGGTGCTACCTCCTTTCCTGAGCAGTGCCCAAAGAATACATTCCGTAGTACCACGTCGCCAACATGCCATTTTTATTATATTACAAAATCAAGAAATTTTCAATTCCGACACTGGTCCTATCCGTATCAATCTTTCTTGTAAAACATGGTCTCATATCCATCAGCCCTGAGTTCCAATCCCTTTGCCCAAGGTGGTACTTCGCCCATCAGTTTGCACACAGTTTCCAACGATTCATCCAGCCCGCATTCCACTATTACCTCATCATGCACATGAGCACAAATCTCATAATCTTTCAGACTTCTCATAGAATAACAGAGCAAATCCCTACTGATTGCCTGAACGATATTCTCCACAAACTTCGGGCCATAACTTTCGATTCGTTCCCATTTCTTTGTTGCACCAACACCTTCATATGTTACAGCCTCACCACCGAACTGGTTCTCCCCCATCTTTGGTTTTACATAACAGAGTCTACGTCCGGATGGTAGCTTAATGAATAGCATTCCACTCTGGTAATAGAACCGAATCCCATGTGTTTCCGACATAGTTCGACCTTTTACAGCAAATTTCACAGCCCTGTCTACATCCCACCAGAACTGAACAATGTTTGGGTTAGACTGTCTCCACATATCCACAAGCGGCTGCAGTTCCTCTTCCTTTAATCCCATATCCAATGCACCCATAGATTTCAAAGCACCTACAGAGCCGCCATATCCTAATGCAAGTTCCGCAATCTTACCCTTCTGTCTCAAATGACTGTTTACGCCATGCTTTTCAACCGGAACACCAAACATGGCAGATGCAGATGCACAATAAATGTCCCCATTATTGCGAAATACTTCTGTTCTCCACTCTTCCCCAGACAGCCAGGAAAGTACCCTTGCTTCTACTGCTGAGAAGTCCGCTACCACAAACTTACAATTCTCTTTTGGGATAAATGCAGTTCTTATGAGTTCTGATAATACATTAGGAACTGAATCATACAGCATAGATAATGCTTCATAATCTCCGGATTTCACAAGTGCTCTTGCCTCTTCCAAATCCGGCATATGGTTCTGTGGAAGATTCTGCAACTGAATCAGTCTGCCCGCCCATCTTCCAGAACGGTTTGCACCATAGAACTGAAACATTCCATGTACCCTTCCATCTTTACAGACCACATTTTCCATAGCCTGATACTTCTTCACGGAAGATTTTGCGATCTGCTGTCGTAATGACAGCACCGTATACAATTCTTCATCAGCATCTTTCATCATTGTCGCTACAGCCTTTTTATCCAAAGAATCCGTCTCCACACCACGCTCCAACAGCCATTCTCTCATCTGAAGCACGCTGTTTGGATTCTCCAGTTTTGTAATTGCTTTCATGGCAGAAAGCAGTTCTTCTTTTGATATAGCATCAATCTGAATTGCATTCTCCACCACCTGCCAGTCCAGAGCAATCCCACGGTCATTGATACACTGGTCCATATGGTACTCTTCCCACACGAAATCAGGAACTGGGAATTTCTGCAATTTCTTCTGAATAGACATTTCCACTTCCACATCACGTTTATTGTATGCCTTAAACAGTTCCCACTTTTCCGGACTATGAATCGGAAGATTTCTGGTACGTCCGCCGTTGGTCTTTGTCGGCTTGCATGGAACACAGAAATAACGAATCAGGTCTTTGCCCTCTTTCAGTTTCTGTTCTTCCAATCCGAGCACACTTCCGGCGCCCTCCAAGGATAAAGGCAGCCCCATATAAGCAGACCAAATCATACTGCATTTCCAACTGTCCGGGCTGAGATATTTTCCCTTCATAAGCTCCGGAAACTCACATCTTAAATACTCTGACAAACAGATTCTTTCAAAGGAAGCATTAAACGCCCATTTTGTTACAGAATCATCCAACAGTGCCTGAATAATATAATCCGGCAACACATCCCCGCTTGCCATATCGTACACAACAACCGGACTACCATTTATGGAGACTGCAAACAGTAGTATTTCAAATTCTGGCGATTCCACATATCGGTATGCACCACTCTTTTTAATATCCACATCACTATAAGTTTCAAGATCTATAGACATCTCTTTTATCATTACAATTTCCTCCACGTCAAAGAGGCAGTAGCTTATCGCCACCGCCTCCGCTTTTATTATTCCTTATTCTTTTCCAGTTTTGCCTTGCGTTCTTTTTCACTGCGGATGTCATCACGGATATCCCTGTAGATCATAAATCCCCACCAACCAATCATAATTACAAACCACACAACTGCAAGAATTGTTACAATAATACTCGTCATAAATTTTACCTCTTTTCTTAGATTGTTCTAGGCGGCAGAGCACTACCGCCTGTTTCATTGTCACTTAGTTTAAGAAATCGTCATCTTCCTCTGTTGCAAAATCATCTTCTGCACGAGACTTACCACCTAAAGGTTCTCCATCCTTAATCTTCTGGAGATTATTAAGTCCACAAGCAATTCCACGATTTCCATTACTGTTGAATGCATATAAGCTGATAGAAGCCCTACCATACACACCGCTGTAAACTTCGGAACGGTCAAGAATCGGCTGACGGTCTGCATCCACGATACCAGGAGCAGCAGTACTGTTGGCATTGATAAAATAACATCCTGCATAAGCCGGATCGTCTGGTCTTTCCGTATCACCATCACGGAGAGGTGTTTTGATGACAGATAATGCCGGTACGCTCTTACCATTACCCTTTAACTTACTCTGTCCCTCTTCATAAGCCGCCTGAATTGCAGCCTTAATCTTTTCCACTGTCTTTGTATCAGACTTTGGAATAATCAGGGATACAGAAAACTTCGGTGCTCCGCCATTGATTGACTTTGCATCCCACACATTTGCATAACTCCATCTTGTTTCAGGTCCTGTAATAACTTTTGTTGGATTGTTGAATTTTGACATAATCTTTTTCCTCCTAATTTTCCTTAAAATCATCTTGTGCTGTATTCATAGCCGGACGCTTATCCGACAATGGAACCAATACTGGCTTGCCTGAAGGTTTATGAATAAACCCACCAAGCACTTCTTCAAATTTCTTTTTGCCCATCAGGGCTGTCATGGCAGTAATGCCAAGGACTTTCTTTTCGTATGGGTCGAATCCAGCTTCTACTGCTGCCTGGGCAACTGCATCTTCATTCACATACTTTCGGTTGCTTCTACCTTCCACAACCTTAAATCCGTTGTAATCCGTACCGCTGAGCGCCTGTTGCAATGCGTATTCCTTCACATCACTTACCCAGTTTGCTAATTCATCCGCTTTTGTTAGGATGTATGCAATCTCATCTGCATCCAAAGTGGCCGGCATCTCAAAATCATATCTGGCAAGTTCCAGATTATATTCGGCGCGTTTTCTACAGACTGCCTTTGCCTTGCAGAACTGACAATGATCTCCGGCTTTGTATTCGCCTTCTCCCGCATATGCCAGTTTTGCTGTCGGTACCAATACCGTTTCTGCCCATTCCAAAAGCTGTTCTTTCGTCATGACACAGGTGCTGACATTTTCCCTTCGTGGCTGATAGATTGTCATGGAAACCGTATCAATGTCATAAATCCCATCAAACAGCTCCAATGCTCCCAGTGCATAACACATCATCTGTGGATTATCTTCTGCACTGACAAGAACACCGACACCGTATTTATAATCCACCACGGATAATGTACCGTCGGAAATAATGACACAGTCTCCTGTACCAAATCCCTCTTCCACATATCTGGAGAAATCCAGTCTCTGCTCAATCAACACCACTGGATCTGAACAAGTCTGCTTTGCTTTTTCCACCTGTTCCATCACATAAGCAGCATAACCTTGTGCGCATTCCTCCATCTCCTGATCATAAAATGTCAGATTCTCTGTAGGATTTTCTGCCGGCATCCCCAACGCTTTTCGCAGATGGTATTCACATAAGCTGTGAGCATCCGTTCCCTGTCTGGCAAATTCACTGGATGTATCCTGATAGGATACACTGAGTTTTGCCGACGGCGGACAATTCAGCCATCGGTGTGCTGAAGATGCTGACAATAATGCGTGTTTAGCCATTTCCAAGCACCTCCACTTCCGCAAGTAGTGCTTCATATTCTGCCGGATTGATTTCTGACAGCTTATCTGCACCGTGTTTGATAAGAAGTTCTTTCACTTCTTTTGTAAATCCGGCACGGGATTTTTCTGCTAGAACCGCCCTTACCTCTGTAAGTGACAACTGTTTTTTCGGTGTTTCCGCTGATTCACTCTGCCCGGATTCTGAGAACATCTCTGTCATTTCCTCTGCCATGCGAATCAGTTTTTCTCCGCATCCACGCAATTCATTGACCATCATTTCCAGTTCACTCATTTTTCCCATTAGGCACTTCCTCCTTCTTTGACTTCTCGGACATCCACGGATTCAACTGTTTGTCCCGGTGCCAGAAGATAAACCTGTGTAAAATCCCCAAACAGGAATCTCACCAATCTTTCCGGTATACTTCTTTTTGCACCGCGAAGAACAGTCGTGTGTCTGCCTCTGGCATCTGTGACGTTAATCGTAATCTTATGCTTTAATGCCATTTTGACTACCTCGCTTTCTGTAAGTCCTTATCCCTTACATGTCACAGGCAAAGGAAACACCCCTCTTTTTAACCTCATGAAAAAATTTTTAAAAATTATTTTTGATGAACAAAATCGCCTTATCATAATGCTTCTTCACATTTGGAATACTTGTCCCCATCAGCTTTGCAATTTCTGTAAAAGAATACCCTTCCAAAACATGTAGCTTGTACACCAACTGCTGTTTTTCCGTCATAGCATCCACAATGTCACGAAGATGCTGGACATCAGCCGGAACATCTTCATCAATCATGTAACAGGCACTTTTTAATACGGAACTCTTGTCAGTTCCACCCTCATCATCTGTAACAATATGGTCTAAAGAAAGATTCCAGCCTACTCCATAGGTCTCTCCTTCATGCTCCTTTTCCCACTGTCTCTTAGCAGCTTTTTCTGCTTCGGTAAGTGGTGGATGTCCATTTTTACAATTCAGGTACACCTCATGGTCATCCAAAGAATGCAGCGTTTTAATCCATGCCTCTGTCACACCATCTGCTCCCGGTTTCAGTTCAATACACTCTTTGGTGTATTCCCCGTTGTCATTTTCCAGATATGCTTCATATCTGTAAGTCTCTCTTCTGTCCTGTCTTGTCTTTCTGATTTTCATTGATTGCCTCTCTTTCTGGCCGAGAGACAGTAAGACAGGACTTGTCCGAAACCTTTGAACGAAGTACCCCATAAAAAATGCACAGCTAAACAAGGGTACCTACATCCGCACTTTGCTGTTGCTTTTATTGCAACTGTCAAAAATGCGATATGTCGTATCCTGCCTCACTGCGCATCATGTGGCCGATATGAATTTTTCAGTTTCGTTCACGTGAACTGTTGAACATCGGATGGATGTTCAACCGGAAAATACAAATCCTGTATCATCCGGTTCAATCCCCATCTTCTAAAAAGAAATTGCACCGTTTTTGTAAACCAGACAAAAAGAAAAAGGCCTGACAAAATACAGATGCTTTTAGCACCTATACTTCGTCAGGCCTTGCTCACTACTTACTGTGTGGCGATTCGCTCAGTACGAATTTTCTTCTTATGAAAGCTGACTGCTACAACACTTCTACAGATAGGACACTTGATTTTGATAATACCCTCTGTATCTGGGTCTGCATCGAACAAACGCTTATTTCTGCAACATGGACAAGCTATGTGTAGTTCTTCCCTCATGATTCTCCCCTCCAATCACATACCGTAATCATATGGAGAGCGAAATCTGCGTTTTTCCTCTGCTCTGGTCGGGATTTTTGTTTCTGCCTCTTCTTTGGTAGAAAAAATTCTGCTTCGTCTAAGCTGAATAGCACCACCATTCAGAAATCGGACTGTATAAAAATCCCCTCGTCTTGCTGCAATCACCACTTCCGTGATGATACGATTGCTTTCAATAATAAAAACGTGTGAGCCAACTTCTAATCTTTCTTGCATCTTTACGCCTCCTGTACTTAAGAGGCCAGCCAAAGGGAAAGTCAAACTGACCATACACTGATTTATTACTGTTGCTGTTTAACATTTTTCCTAATGTAGCGATGCAATAATTATATCGAACATTTGTTCTGTTGTCAATTAGAAGCCTGACGAAAATTAATATTTTAACTCAACACAAACGCAAAAAGCCCAGCAAGTAATATTAGTTATTACCTGCCAGGCTCATATGTCGCATTCGCATTGTGCTCTGTGCATTTATTTAATTTTGCTAATTCCTACTACATGTCCGCATTTCTTACATTTTACGGTGTAATCTGGTGAGTTATTCCATCCGGAATCATCTCTAAGAGTTATGATGGAATTGGCAGCCTTAATTTCTGATGCAACCCACCATCCACAATTCGGACATTTTATTTTCTTTTCCTGCATGTCTATATCTCCTTTCATAGCAATGTGTACATATACATATTAACACTTATCTAAAAATAATTGGCATTGTTTATGCAATGCCATTATTTTTTTAAATCAATCATTCCTAACTGTTCTAACCTAATTTCAGCAGCTTGCCTTGATACTTCAAAAATATTTGAAAGATAATTCAAAAATTCTTTATAATCTTCGCCATCCGCGAAAGTAATTTTTCCTTTGGTAACATGACCTGCTAATTTAGAATCAAAGGCCGCATCCCTAAAAACATTTTCAGGCATCAAGATTGCTGCTGCCAGCGAATTAGCTTGCCATTCCTCCCTATCTGAATCTGTAAATATTCTCCCAAATCTCTTTTCAAGGCTAGATGCCAATGTTTCTTCATATGGTTTTCTAAACTCAAACTGCTGATTTACAGGAGAGTGATACGATCTATGCAAAATCCAATGTGCCGCCTCATGTGCCAAAGTAAAACGCCTTCTAAACTTCATTTGTTTTCCACTTAATGATAGATCAATAACAATATCACCTGCTTGTAAATTCATCTGCGTTCTGTTAAAAGCCAAATCATAACATGGTAGTGTCGCATCCTCAAAAGCAATTAGCCCAAGGACGCTTTTATCAACTGTGATATTCTTACTAAAAACATTTAAGTATAAACAATCTTTAATGAGGTAGTTAATATCAACTACTCTAGGACTACTCAATGAGTCCGGCAAATATTCATCTAAAATTTCATACGCAATGTCATCGAAATCAGCTTTACCAAGTTTATACATTCCATTTTCATATTGGGGATACTCTAACTTCAATTACTTCCTCCTTGAGAACTTGAATTAATTTCATCAATGAATTTTTGCCATTTCTCATCTGGAATATTATTATCTCTTGCAGTACGTAATGCTACTCTTGCCAAATCAGTCTTTCCAATATAATCCGTCAAATCCGGGTAGCTCCCTTCACGTATTTCACCAGCAAGATCATAAAACAAACTCAACTCATCTCCTGATATTCCAAGTTCTACTGCTAAGTTTTCTAAATATTTTACTGGAGGCCATCTGTTACCTTTCTCTATATCACTTAAATATGCCGGTGCCATTTCAATAGCCGCCGCAACTGAACGCAAAGATTTTCCCAAAGCCTCTCTTTTAGTTCTAATATATTGACCAAATGTTAGTCCGTTTTCGCGCATAATATCACCTCCGTGTTATTCTGTACATATACATATTAACACCCATTCTCTTCCATGTCAACTTTATTCTGTTGGCATTACTATAAAAGATGTTGGATTCATAATCCATTTCTCTGATGCAATAATTTCTTCTGCCGGATTACAAATTATATCCGGCACATATTTCTCATCTGTCATTTTACTTGCATCTATTAAATAGATATAGTATTTATTGCCGTATAATTTTGCCGTCTCAATTTCATTATTCGACCAATAGAAATGTGGAGAGCCAACATATGATTTCACTTCTATAAAACGATCATGCTCGATAGCCTCATCATTATCATAAGAAACAATATCAAATCCGGCAGCTACATCAATTATAGAAATTCTTTTGATTTTTTCATTTAAGATAGCATTTGTAATTCGCTTTTTCTCATATTCCAATACGAATAGTTCTGCCAGTTCTCCCTGTCTCTCCTGTTGTTCCAACTGAAATTTCAACTTTTCTAAGGACTTCTTCATCCTTGTCTTCTTCTGCAAGTCTCCAAACAGGATCTCATATTTCGGATTGATCTGTAAATTACCAGAACATTCGCGTAATGCTTTATATTGAATTAATATATTTCTAAACAATGCAGCAGACACTGAAAAACCAAAACGTTCTATATAGTATGTGTTTGTTACTCTTGAATATCGAACTGCTTCCATGTCCAGCAAACCATCTTTAATAATTTTATCAATACATAATCTGCAAAAATCAGTCTCAAAATCTGTAGTTTTTGAAAACTTTTCTCCAGTTTCTGTAACATACAGCCATGATTCTTTTTCTACAATCAAATCCATATACTTATAATAGGTAATGGCCGCTTTTAAATTTAATCGAATATTATTTTGCAAATCACATAATTTCTGTAAAGCTGATTTTTGTATTTTTTCACCAGATAAAACGATGCTGGTAAAATAGCTTATGCCTGCAATATCGCCAATCGTATTATATCGTCTTAGTTCTTCTAGCATAGTCTCTCAACACCGCCTTTATATCATCATCTTCATCTGCATTCATGTAGTTGTCAAACAATGGAATCGGCATACTCTCAATTATATCAAGTAGTCGTCTTTCTTTTTCGTTCAATCTTTCATGAATAGTAGTATCCACAGAATCTTCTGAAACCAAATAATAGTAATTAGTAACCACATCCTGTTTTAACCCATATCTGTGGATTCTATCTTTCGACTGTAAAAAGTGTGCTGCATTAAAAGATCTTTCCAAATAAATAGCATTGTGACATGCTTTGTGTAAAGAAATTGATTCCGCAACAGCAAACGGATTAGCTATAATAACTTTATAACTACAATCCGGATTATGAAATTCTTTTACAATCGCTTCTCGTGTTTCTGCATATTCATCATCTTCTTCTGAAATTGAATCGCCAGCCACTGGTGTTGCTCCATACAAAGTTCTGGATTCAATGCCAACAGATTTCAAATAATCCCTGAACATTTCTATATTTTTTATATAGCAAGCCCAAACAATCACTTTTCCTCCGTCTTTAATAATTTGCTCGATTATATCTTTCGCAGCTACATATTTGGCTGGAATCTCTACATCAGAGTATCTTAAAATTTCTCTCATCATTTCAGAATCATCTTCTACTCCCGAGAAATCTACCCCTTCTAACGCAGCAAACTCTTGTAATGGTTGCTGTAAAAGAGCAGGATTAGTTGCAGCCTGCATCAAACGAATCAATTTAGCTTTTACTAGTTCATTTTTGAATTGCTGATCTCTACTTTTAGCAATATCACTAATATACTGCTTTTCGATGTAATCATATATTTTTCGTTGAGCAACATTCATTGGAACATATATAGGGGGATTATTGATTGCCAACGGTATTCCCAAATCGCCTTTTCTTATTCTCATAAAATAAGGGGAAATACTATCTAATAAAGATGAAACACGAATATCATCAGCACTTTTGCTCATATCTCTTAATTGACCAACTTGAAACTTAATAATATTTTTGCTTGGCCAAATAAACTTAAACAAATTGTATAAATCGTCATAGCCATTGGGTGCCGGCGTACCAGTTAATACCACTCTAGACTTACAAAAACCAGCCAGAGACATAATACTCTGTGAAATAATTCCACCACTTGTATTTTTGATTTTGTGAGCCTCATCTAAAATTACCATTGTTCGATGCTTCTTTAGGAAAAAAGTCAATTCCTCAACCAGCGAAATAACTGAGCTATATGAAACCAGTGTTATTTCTGCTGGATTCATACTATACAGATACTGCTTTTTCTCCTCTAAATCCATTTTTCCTGATAGTCTTTTTGACGAAGGCTTAACACCAAAACATTCTTCGTATTCCAACTCCCATGGTGCAAATGCATTCAGCGGCGAAATAATGAGTATTCTGTCTATTTTCTTTAAATCGTTTTCTTCCAAATTATGAAGATACGCATAAGCCCCATACACAATACTTGTTTTACCAGCTCCTGGAACAGAAAAGTTACAGGCATTCTGTGAAAAAGCTAAGTGGTATGCTGCAAGCATCTGTAAATCATACAAGGTACGGTTCTTCATATTATCGATAAGCGAGTCTTTAAATCTAGAAAACTCGTTGATATCACATTCATTATTACGGATATTCAGTGCCTTAATAGAAAAATCAGTAAACTTTTTTTCCTCTTCATAATATGCTTGCACGCCTGAATTTGCTTTCCCACATAATTCAACGTCACACTTTGCATATTTTGCTGCGGTTTTAATTCTATCAATACATTTATTAATGTCATCCGTAACTTGAAATTCAAGTCTTCCATTTACACATTCAAATACTGCATTATCTTTCAAAAAACGACTTGCCCTCTTGCTTTCAAGCAGGAGATTAATATCTCCTGCTACGAAAAGTCTATCTTCAGTTTGATTAGCGTCAATACATAAAATTGCCATAAATGCTTGTCACCTACCCGTTGTATATTTCGGTGTACTTCTTTGCTAAATCCATAATTTCATCTAAAAATGTTGCTACACCCGGATCTTCTTTGAAAGAATCCTGCGAAGTGTCCACAGCAGATAAAGCAGACCACGCTTTCTGTAGCAATTTAAGTGGTTCGGCCGCCTGCTGTTTATTATTCAGCTTATCTCTCGATCTGTTAAAGTTCTCCCTTAACGCTTCCCCAACTTTTTCTTTCCACGCATTATCTCTTGCACGCATAAGTCGCTTTAAGTCTCCATTTGGGTTTGCTTTAATAATATCTTCTACTGTTTCTTCCGTCACAGTTTCTATTGTATCAAAATGCTCATCTGAAAATTGCCTCCAAATTTCTTCATTAGCAAAAAGACTTGCATCTGTTTGTGCATTGGATGGCTTTCTAATAATATCACGAAAATCCGTTTGATCTAATCCTAATCGAATATAATCAAATGCGATGGTCTTCAAATCAGAAACATCAGCCTCTACATCATATCCCCACATTTTTGTCACATTGCCAGCCTTGTATCCTCTAAGTGCAGCTTCCAGTTTTTGAAATGGATCTTCTTTTTCTTCAAGCATAGTATATATGCCTGTGTATCCAAAATTATCAAGGTATTCATTCATTAACTTTAAAATTCTTAAATACCAAGCTACATCCTTTGCCTTAATTCCCATAAAGCTTGCAATTTCTGCATCCGAAAAACCTTCTTCGCTTAAATCTCCAGCTTTCAAATATTTCTCGATGGGACCATAATCAACCTTTGCGTCCTCTCCCATCTGATAAGTTGTCTCTAAACGTAGAATTTCTTTTCTATCAGCATCTACTGGAAGTATAATTGCCTCAAAATACTGTGTATGCTGCTTAATATTTGAAGGAATCGTGTCATCTCTCCATATTCTATTAAGCAAACTTGCTCTTCTGTTACCATCAATAATTTTTCCGTCCGCAGTTACGATACCATATCTTTGCTGATGATCCTCAAGCAAACTCTTTTTTGTTCTTTCATTTGCCTCTTCTTTTGACTCCCACAAAAACTTTTCAATGATTTTTACATCGTCCGCATCATCAGGGTCTAAGACATGATGCTGCCTCTCATATGATTTAACCTCGGCACCAATTCGACCATTATAAGGATTATACGTCAAAATACTTAATGGAATGCTGTAAGCATTGAACTTTCTACGCTCTCCGTGATATGTAAGCGTGATTCCTGTCATGCTGGGTTCTTGTGTCTCTTGGATTCGTTTTAACTCTGCTTTTCTCTGTTCGGCATTCATTGTCATTTCCTCCACAATTTTATAAATAGTGTGCAATTATTTTTTCAATAGTTTCCATTGTATTCAGATTTATCAAATAATCAGAACTTCGATGAATCTTATACAAATCAGATTGTCTCGCAACCCAACCAGCACCATCAACTACATTTATATACACAATACGCTCACTGTCTGGTTTTGAATAATTTCTTTCTCTTAGAATGTTGCACAGCGCCTCTGTCTTTTCTGCATATTTCGTTTGGGCACTTGATGTTGTAATCCCATAGGTTACATCAATCAAAATTCTAGGATTCCTAACATCTGGAATTGCAATGCTAACAATCCTATCAGCTAACGGTACATTTTCCTTCGATGCATATGTCAGGCCCTCTACATCACATATACGCTTAACATACTCAAAAACACGGTTATAAAAACTGTCTCCAATTTTATTATTATATCTACCTTCGTAGCCTTTTTTTACTAATCTTCGGATATCATCATCACTAGCTAATCTCCCCATTGTTGTTGCATCAATAGAGAAATTGGTAAGATAAAACCCTGGTATGAGTTTTTGATAAGTTTCCATTCGGGCACCAAACTGTAAAAGATTACATATTTCATCCATCCACTCAACAGAAGCAATCATCTGATTTCTTAGACTGCCAAGAGTCCACTCACCTGTCGGCATATATCCTTTATTAACCCTTAACATGGTCACAATACGCTTGAACTTCTCTTCAGAAATATTCAAAACGCTTGTTATTCTATCCAATGACTCTGGATTAGTGCGAATATAGTGCCTTAATCCTTCTTTGGTTGTAATACCTAAAAGTTCTGATTTAATTTCGCTTACATCATTTTCTACAGCATCATCAAACTCTTTTTCTAATGCATCATCAATATAAAACATTGTAGTTGATTTAATAAAATCTTCTATTGACTGAGCTACCGGTTTTACATTACTCATTGCATGCTCCTCCTTTAGTCAAATTCGTTATATACGTTTTATAACTTTCTGCCAATCGCTCCGCTACTGCTTGTATAACAGGAACACACACAGTATTCCCCAGTAAATCGAAGGCCATGTGACGTTTTTTCTTATCCTCATCATGAATTTCAAGTGAATAGTCTTTTGGATAACCAAATAGAGCTAATCCTTCTTTCAAAGTCAAACGACGAATTCCATTTCCATCGACAACCCCAACTCGTTCCATATCCATAGCAACCATAGTAGGAGTTGTTGTAAGAGGATCTAAAATCTGACTAAACTCAAAGCTTAGTTTTCCCGTCACGATATTATAACCCTTCTCCTTGGTCTCGTCTGGAACACGCTCTGTAGATGTTCTTCCGTCAGAATGAGTAATTACAACTTTCTTCTTAGGATGTTCATATACCAAGTATCCCATTTTTATCAAATTGGATAATATTTCATCCAACTGATCAGAGTCATAAAAAGTTCTAATTTGTTCCGCTGTTAATGGCATACCATCCATCCAATCAATTCCGATAACTTCTGCCCAATGCTTTTTTCTACGTTCCTTTAATAATCGGTTCAACAGACTTCTCTCCTGCTCTGTTGTTTTACCTCTGATTCCAAGATCCCAACTGTGAATATTATTTTCGCCACCTCGTTTGTCTTTTATAGACTTTCCATACAATTCATGTGGCTGATAAAGATTTAATAACGCCCTAGTAAACTCATCATCTATTACCGGTAAATTCTTTTCTTGTACACGCCCAAATGATTTACTCTTTTCTTTAAAGTTATCTAACGATATAACATCCGCCTTAGTGCCGACTATATAAATTCGATTACGAACCTGTGGCAAACCAAAATTTTTGGCATTTAATACTTTCCATGAAACATGATATCCCATTGTTTCAAGAGAATGAATAATTGTGCTCAGAGTACGTCCGATAGGATCTTTTGCATTCTCACGGTCATGTGTTACTAGTCCTTCTACATTTTCAAGCAAAAAACCATAGGGTTGCTTTTCACGTAATATCCTCTCCACTTCAAAAAAAAGAGTCCCACGGGTATCTGCAAAACCTCTCTGCTTACCTGCAACACTAAATGCTTGACATGGAAATCCCGCCAAAAGGAAATCAAAATCCTCAATATCCGATGTTTTTATTTGTGTTACATCACCTTCAATTTTTTCTCCCGGAAAATTTATTTTATGAGCTCTGATTGCAGCATCCTTGATTTCTGAAGTCAAAACACATTTTGTTTTATATCCAGCTTTCTTAAATGCTTGCTCAAATCCTATTCTGATACCTCCCATTCCCGAAAACAAGTCAATAAATTTGACAGTGTCCTTTGGCATATCTTCAACCTCCATTATTTGTATGCATCATGCGTTTTGTTCACATGTATATTTACACTATAACACTATTTTTCTTTTCTTTCAACTCTTAATTTAAAAAACAGCAGAATCAAGTTTCTAATTCACTTGATTCTGCTGTAACACTATCTTCTCCCACCCATCTGCCACTTATCATGCTTCTTAATACTCCGCACCGCCTGTGGCAGAGTCCCAGCTCTGCCATGCAGGTGATACGGATGGGATGCTTTATGCTTGTGGAATATCACACAGTTCCCTTCTGCTGGATAATCTGTATTATGCAGATACCAGTAATGCCCGGTATTTCTGGACTGTATCGTCACATCATGTTCACTCAGCATAATGATGTTGAAATACTGAGGATTGATTTTCTCAAACTGTTTTGTATCAAACAT